AAAAAATAATGTATATTTGTAATATGCCAAATTTGAACAATAAAGGCTATAAACGCTTTGAAAGTCCTGTAAAACGAAATACTTACAAGGAATCGGATGATAAAAAATTTTATGGCTCCGCACTTTGGAAAAGAATTAGGAGTTTACAAAAGATAAAAAAACCGATTTGCGAAGTTTGCGAGGCTAAAGGTATTTATACAGATTGTTCCGATGGGAATAATAACGGAATAGCGGATCATGCCATTAGACTTTTACAAGGCGGTCACCCTTATGACGAACAAAACCTATTTACACTTTGTAAAAAATGTCATAATACTAAAAGCAATATGGAAGGTAGAGGCTTTTCTCCAGGTAGAATAGCAAGTATCGACGGATATTACCTCCCACAAAGCAAAGAGAACATTATTAAGGCTATTATCAAGAAAAAAGTTAATTAAAATGAAAACACAGAAATTAAAAGAACTTCAGGGCACTTTAAAACCCAGTCGGGTTAAAAGAATCACTCCACAGCAGATTATTGCCCATAATCCATTTGAATTGACTAATGAGGAGCAAAATACAGTGGAATTGGTAAAAAAACATTTGGAATCTGCTGATGCTAGTTACAATGTAGATATTATTGCTATTAATATGCTGGCAAGGTTATTGACTGTTATTCAACACGCGGCTAATAACATCTTAAAAAATGATGGTGTGGTGGTTTACCCCAATGGTGTACAACAAATTAGTCCGGAGTGGACAATGTTTAAACAGTCGGTTGAAATTTATAATGATATGTCTGATAGGTTTGGACTTGACCCGAAGGCTAGGTTAAAGTTAGAATACTTTAATCGTGCTGATAAGAAAGAAGAAGATCCTATTATGAAGCTAATTAAAAACGCCTAATGTTTGATTTAGAGAATGAATTGATAGGCGAATACGTTAGATTAGCTATTCAAAGGCACTATGACGACCTTAAAAAGTCAGAAAGTGCTAATTATCCTTATTATTATGACCAAAAGGCAGCCGAAACCTATATTTCCTTCATGAAGGTGTGTAGGCTAACAAAAGGTGAATACGCTGCCATGAATGTTAATGTTATGCCTTGGCAGGAGTTCTTTTGGGCTATGATATTTGGATGGAAGCGTAAAATTGATAAAAAACGTAGATTTAGGAAGGTTTATTTAGAAATATCAAGAAAAAACGCTAAAACGGAAACGGCTGCCCTTACTGCGGTGGCTTGTTTTATTCTTGATCAGGAAAAAGGAGCTGAAATTTACACGGCTGCAACCACTCGCGATCAAGCTCGTATATGCTGGGATGCTGCTAGGGTAATTTTAGACTACTTAAAAAAAGATAGTTCAGCCGTTAATAAGATGGTACAGGTTAGAGCGCACTCAATTTATAGTACTCAATCTAATTCAAAAATGGTACCAGTATCTTCGGATGCTAAAACGCTGGATGGCTTGAATCCTCACGTGGCAATTATCGACGAAATGCACGCTCACCCAGACAGTAGCATTTTGGAAATTATGGAATCGGGTATAGGCTCCAGAACACAGCCATTAATTTTAATTACTACGACGGCTGGATTTAATAAAGAAAGTCCCTGTTATCAATTACGTAAAGTTTGCTTAGATATTATTAAGGGCCACAAACACGATGATGCGGTATTTCCATTAATATTTTCTTTAGATAAAGAAGATGATTGGCAAAATAGCGATAATTGGGTGAAATCTAACCCTTCCATGAATGTCACCATTGGTATGGGTTATTTGCAAGACCAATATACAAAAGCCATAAATGAAGGAGCTGCAAAGCAAATAGGTTTTATGACTAAAAACTTAAACTATTGGACTAATACTCATGCGACGTGGATTAATGAAAATATGTGGAACGAATGCGAAATGCAGGTAAATGATGACTTTTTTTTAAAAAGACCTGCTTTTGGTGGATTGGATTTAGCCCAAACGGTTGACATTAGTGCATTTTGTTTATATTTTCCAGAATTTGACGGTAAAGCAGCTTTTTTGTTGTGGAAATATTGGATTCCCGAAGAAAATGTAAAAGAGCGTAGTTTAAGAGATGGAGTGCCTTATGTGGATTGGGCATTAAATGGAAGCATAAAGGTAACTAATGGCAATATAGTAGATAATGATGCTATTATTAACGATATTTACCAATTATATCAAAAATACAATATTCGTAGTTTAGCGTATGACCCATGGAGAGCTACTCACGTTGTAATTTCGTTACAGGAAAGGGGAGTAAATGTTAAGCCGTTCCCTCAAAGTTTTCCGGAAATGAATACGCCTATTTGCGAGTTTGAAAAAATGATAACAGGCAAAAAGATATTTCACAATGGAGATCCAGTTGCTAAATGGATGCTATCCAATGTGGCGTTAATAATCAATTCTACAGGACTTGTAAAATTTGATAAAAGGAAGTCAAATGAAAAAATAGATGGAATGGTAGCGGCTGCCATGGCTATTGGTGAAGCTATTGACCCAAAAAATAAAATTAATTTGGATTTTAACCTAATTATTGGCTAAAAATTTTATTTGCTTAATAAAATTAATATATTCATCTTTGCATTATGGAATTTTTAAATAAAATAGTAAAATTTATTAAGCGAAGTAGAATTTCTAATTTAGGGCCTGCCAAAGATTGGAAATTGTACCAAGAACTATTTGGCACTAATCAAAGAAGGGTTAGTCACGAAACATCTTTGTCGATACCTGCTTACTTTCGCGCTTTATCTATTTTATCGGAGCAAATAGCAAGTTTACCTTTTTCAATTTACGAAACTAAACCAAATGGAAATGTAGTTGAGGCTGTTAATCATCCAATGTATAGTTTAATAAAATTTAGACCGTCAAATAAATACGATACGTTTAGTTTTCGGGAAGCTATTGTAAGACAAGCCGTAAATGGTTCAATGACTACGAAGTCAGGGAATGTTCTTATTATTCCAAATAGAAATCAGGCAGGAAATGTTATTGATTTACGTTTGGTAGATGAACCTTGGGAAATGTATAAGATTAATGGTGAATTTTACTATAAGCTAGAATCTAATAATGAAATTTATTCCCAATCCGAAATATTACACATAAAATCATTTAGCGATAATGGGTATTGGGGTAAAAGTTTGATAGAAGCTGGAAAGACTACTTTTTCAAGGGCTTTACATGAAATTGACTACGGAAATGATGTTTATGCAAAAGGTACCAATCTTTCAGGTACTGTAGAAACAGATATGATTCTCAACGAGGATCAATTAAACGCAATTAAAAAAGGTTGGGCAGATAAGTATTCAGGACCCAATAATCAACAAGGTGTTGCCTTTCTACAGGCTGGATTTAAGTTTAAACCAGTATCTTCTAAATTAGATGCAGCTGATATTGATGCAAGAAAGTTGACTATTGAGGATATTTCTAATCTGACCGGTGTTCCAGGATTCCTTTTATTGGGTCAGAACAATATTTCAGCTACTAACATTGAAATTCTTAACAGAATCTTTGTTCAATATACATTAAGGGCTTGGACTAAAAGAATAGAAAATGAATTTAACACGAAATTATTTCCTCAAAAGGATTGGGGAAAATATTACGTTAAATTAGATTTAGATGAGTTGTATAGAGGTGATGTTATGGCTAGAGCAGAATTTTACACTAAACTTTATAATATTCGAGCTATTGCACCAAACGAAATCAGAAACCTAGAAGGATTTAATCCGTATGAAGGTGGCGATAAGTTTGGTATGCCATTAGCATCGAATAGTAAGGAGGTAGATAATAACAACAATGGCAATGGAGCTGCAAAATAATAAATCAATGGAAACAAGATATTTTAACATAGAATATAAAAGCCTTGATAATAATGAAATTCAAGGAACAGCATCTTCATTAAATTCTCCCTATGATATGGGTAATTTTGATGAAGTTATAGATATTGAGGCTTTTGATGAAGCTGATTTTTCGGAGGCAGCTGCTTTGTTTAATCATGACCAAAATATAGTTTTAGGTCGCGTTAAAAACAATACTTTAAAAATTGAAAGAAGGGGAAATATGTTAGTTTATACTTATTTGCCTCCAGATACATCGGCCGCTAAAGATGTTGGAATCTTAATTAAAAGAGGTGACATTTACCAATCTTCATTTGCTTTTAGCATTAAAGAAAATGGTGAAATGTGGGAAATGAGGGATGGAAGATATTTGAGAACAATCAAAAAGATTAATAAAGTTTATGATGTTAGTCCGGTAACATATCCGGCTAACCCTAACACGTCGGTTGCTTCTCGGAGCATGGAAAGACATATTCAGCAAAATGAAAAAGCGGAATGCAATTTCACAGAGTTTGTTGAATTTTTGAACAATTTAAAAAAATATTAGTATGTTAAAATCTGATGAATTAAAGCAATCGCGTTCCGCTAAAATAGAAGAAATGCGATCTTTAATTTCGGCTATTGAAACATTAGGAGCTAACGCCAACGATGAACAAAGGTCGAAATTAACCAACATTCGGAACGAGGTGACTAATCTTGAAAATGATATTGAAAATCATTTGATGGTAGAAGCTGAAGCCAAAAGAATGGCTACTCCTGCGGCTAGGGGTAACGAAAACAAAGTTAGCGACGAGCAAAGAGTTAAGAAAAACTATTCTTTTCTTAGAGCTGCTAATTTAGTAGCCAATAATAAAAACTTAGACGGCTTGGAGCTTGAAATGCATCAAGAAGCGGAAAGAGAATTTAAGCAAGCAGGAATTTCAGCATCTGGAAATCTTTACGTTCCTAAAATGTTTGTTAGGAGTGAAAAGAGGGATATGACAGTAAGCTCCGCGCCTGGTGGTGGTAACACAGTACCCACTATTTTAGGTGACTTGATTCCTTTTCTTGATCCTAGATTAGCGGTTATTCAGGCAGGTGCCACTTTGCTTACTGGATTAACTGGTAACTTGGATTTTCCTAGAAATGATGCAGCTGCCACAGCGGTTTGGGAAACTGAAAATTCTGCGAACGACGAAACTAGCCCAACGTTTGATAAAATCAGTATGTCGCCTAATCGCTTAGGTGCATTCACTGATATTTCTAAACAGTTGTTGGTTCAATCGTCTATTGACGTGGAAAACTTTGTAAGAAATCGTTTAAGCGAAGCAATTAACAGAGCATTGGATTATGCTTTAATTAATGGCGATAATTCTACGCAACCATTTTACGGTATTTTAAATACTGCTGGCATTGGTTCTGTAGCGATTGGTACCGATGGCGGGCCGCTTACTTATAAGCACATTATTGACCTTGAAACTGCTTTAGCTACGGATAATGCTGATTTTGGTACTTTAGCTTATCTTACTACTCCGGGCGTAAGAGGATTTTTAAAGAATACTGAAAAAGCATCCGGTACTGCTCAATTTGTATGGTCGGATGGTGCGCCTCCTGTAGGTCAGCAAGGTATTAGAACTGATTTGTTGAATGGTTATAGGGCTTATGTGTCAACACAGGTTCCAAACAATTTAACTAAAGGTGGTGGTACTAATTTGCATTCAGTAATTTTTGGAAACTTTGCCGAGATGCTTATTGGTCAGTGGGCTGGTTTAGACGTTGTTATTGACCCATATTCATCTTCCAAAAACGCTTTAGTTACCATCGTAGTTAATAGCTGGTGGGATGCTGCTGTTCGTCACGCTCAATCATTTGCCGCTATTAAAGATGCGGATATTACTGGCATATAAATCTTAAAAAAATGAAGAATATTTTAATAGGTTTGTTTGTTTTTGCTGCCATTGGTTTGACGGCTTTTAAAAACGACCGAAGTAAAACTTTAGATGCTAATTACGATGATGCATCTAGTACGTTTTATAGCTATTCAGTAAGTGACACAATCACTAACACTGAAATAGACACAATAACTATTCCTGTTAGCTTGTTAAGCCCTTGGAGCGGTTATTGGAGCGTGGTAGCTACTAATTTATCAGGCACTACTTATATTTTGCCTACTGTATTGCAGGCTGCTAGCTCTACCGATTATACTAGCGTTGCAGTCATGGACACATTAAACGTAAATGGTTTAGTGCAATCTAATGAAGATGCTTTAATCGGTGGCACAAAATATAGATTAGTGTTGACTGGTGTTGGTACGCAATCAACAAAATACACTGCCTACTTTGTAGCTAAAAACCCATAAGATGAAAGTGAGATTTATAAAATCTCCTTCAGGTTCGCCTCATTCCCTTGGATATTTTCAGGGGGATGAGGCAGAATTAAATGAGATTACTGCAAAGGAATTGATTAAGCTAGAAATAGCCATTGAAGTAAATGATAAGCTAAAAGATACGGAATCTAAGCCTGTCATTGAAAATACAAGTAGCACCAAACCAAAAAAAGCTATTAAGAGATGAAACCTTGGAGAGTAACCGTTGACCAAACAAATGAATTATGGACTTTAAGCGAAGTCAAAAACTATTTAAAAGTTGATGATTCAGCGGATGACTCTCTTATAACTGCTATTATAAAAGGTGCCAGGGAAGCGGTTGAGGCTAGGCAAAATATTAGTACTTTAAATAAAACGATTGTACAAAGATTAGAAAGATTTCCATCTTCTTACAAAGTTGCTACGGACTACGAAAATGTTATTAAACTACTTGTTTATCCGGTTATTAGTGTTACCTCCATTACTTATTTAGATGAAAATGGAAACACACAAACATTACCACAAAATTTATATGAAGTTGATACCTACAGAGGTATTATAGGCGAAGCTGTAGATGAGGATTTTCCAGATACTTATCTTTCATTGAATGATGTTACGATTACCTATGTAGCTGGATTTGGTACGGCTGCCACAAGCTGCCCTACAGATATTAGAATAGCTATTTTAAAAATGATAGCTATCATTTACGAGAATAGAACCGATAGCGTTTATAAAATGCCTACGGCTTCCGATGTTATGTTAAATAGACATAAGTATGATTGGGTATAATAAGAATGAAGTTATCGGAAAAATGAGGGATAGGATAATCCTTCAAAATGTTACAAGGTCAAAATCATTAACTGGTTTTGCTAGTGAAACATGGACTAATATAGCTACTATTTGGGCTTATGTGGATAGCAAATTATCTCGTTCAAACGAAACCGTTATAGAAGGAAAAAACACTGCTAAAAATGTTATTGAATTTACTATCAGGTATAATTCAAGTATAACAGAAGAAAGTAGGATAATATATAACAGTAAGGTATATCAAGTAAAAAATTTAGCAATAAGTCACGACAAAAGATTTATTGACTTTACAGGATTTTATTTTGATAGCTACGCAAATGTTTAATTATGTACATTAAGTTAGCAAGAATAGACAGGCTTCGAAAGTTAGAGGCACAAAGCCAAAGGAAGGTAAATAAAAAGGGTGAAGTACTTGGTATTTACAATCTTGCGGATGCTGTTGTGGAACTTGATAATTTAATGAGGAGAATTACTATTGAAAAAAGAAAGGAAGTAGCTAAGCCTGCGGAACCAATAGCTTTAGCGGCTTATCAAAGCATGATTCCTAGGTCTAAAAAACCACATAAATATTTTATTAAAGGAAAAGGATTGATTTATACGATAATGCCAGGAAACTTGCAGCGATCTATAAAAATTATATCCGATGTAAAAAACCTTAAAAAAGCTACTTCCCTTGTCGGGCCACTATACAAAGATGTTGGTAAAGGTGCCACATTAAATAGTGATTCTAAAACAGACGCATTCTATGCGCACATGATTTATGGAAGCACCAGAGCATGGGTTTTAAAGGTAAAAAACAAAGCTGAAAGGTCAGCTCAAATAGCTGTTATTCAAAGAATGTCACAAGAGGCGTTAAGGGTTGCAAAAGAATATCCTCGTAAATTTTGGGAATTATGATAGGTAAATTAATATACGGAAGATTATCGACGGCTACAAATATTACTGCCATTGTTGGGACAAATATTTATCCAGATATTACTCCCCAAAATGTCGATTATCCTTTTGTTGTTTATACTGCCACAAATAGCACTCCCGTAGATTATAAAGATGGGCAAAGTAATTTAGAAGAAATAAATCTACAAATTGACGTTTATACTCAAAATTACGACACTACTCAAAATTTAGCTAATTTAATTAGAAATAGGTTGGATAGATTTGTTGGCATTGTCGAAGGTGTTGAGGTTCAAACTATAAAATATGTGAGTAGTAATAGTCAAGTTAATAACGCTGAATTATCGGTATATTGGCTAAGTATTGATTTTATGGTAAAAATGAAAAGATGAAATTAAGACTTTTAAAAGAATGGAACGGAAAAGCACCGGGTAAAGTAGGCGTTTTTTTATCCGAATTTGGAGAACAAATGATAAAGGATGGCATTGCAGAACTACTTGATGAAGATTTTGTCGTAGAAGATATGCCTAAAAAAGAGGAATCAAAACCCGATCCTGTTTACATTCCTATACCAGTGCCTAACTCGTATTTTACCGACGAAGCAGAAGAAGAAAAAATTACTAAACAAAAAAATAAATAAACATGGCAACTACTGGCATTATTAATGGTACGTTGATGCGCTTATACAAAGATAGTACTGCTATCGGTTATGCTACATCATGCCAAATGAATATTTCATCTGCTATGCGCGAAATTCTTACAAAGGATTCAGCATCTGGCGGATGGAGAGAAGTAAAGAAGGGTCAGTTATCTGGCACACTTTCTACAGAAGCATTGTACGCTGGACCGGGTGATGCATCTACTAATTATTTGTTTGATGATTTATTTAGCGATTTAATTGCTGGTACTGCATTGACAATTAAATTTACCACAGACGTTGTAGGTGACAATGTATATACAATGAGTGCTATTTGTACATCATTAGACCTTAACGCAGGAGTGGAAGAAAATGTAAGCTATTCAGCATCATTTGAAGTTACAGGAGCCATCGTAAAAACAACTAAAGCATAATTTTAAATCCTAACACATGAAAACAATAACAATCGCCAACACTTCCATACCGATTAAATTTGGTATGTATGTGTTAGGTACATTTCTAAGGGAGAGGAAGCTAAAACTTAGTGACCTTTCCCTTTTAGGAGAAGATCTCTTATTAGCCCTTGAACTTGCTTTTACCGGTGTTGAATATGGCTATAAAGCTAAGGGAGAAAAATGTCCGTATAATTTACAATCCTTTTGCGACTTGGTAGATACGGATATGGGAGGTATAACTCGCATTATGGAAATGATTTCAAATGAGATTTCACCTCCAGAAGATGACGACCAAAAAAAAGTAGTCGCGAAGGAGGAGAACTCACTCTCGAGCACGTCGAAAGGGTTTGTTTCGGAGTTTTAAGATTTCCTCCTTCGCAATATTATGACATGAGTTTTCGAGAAGTCATTATAGCTATGCAAGGTTATAATAGGCATTTTCAGGAAAAAGAACAAACACAATGGGAACGAATAAGATGGCAAACAACGCATTTACTTAACGTTCATACGGCAAAGGGTCATACTATTAAGCCTAAAGATTTGATTGAATTTGCGTGGGAGAATCCAACGAAGAAAAAGACAAAAAGAGGTTTGACAAATACAGACAAATCAATATTTGACAAATGGGATAAAGAAGCTGAATAATGGCAATAGGTAAACTACTTTTAAAACTTGGCATTGATACTACTAATCTTGATAGAGAATTGGGAAAGGTAGAAAAATCTATGTCAAAGTTTGGAAATACGATGAAAAATGTAGGTACAAATCTTACACAATCATTAACCCTTCCAATATTAGGTTTAGGTGCAGCATCTTTAAAAGCTTTTGCAGAAATGGAAAAGTTGGAGAATGGTTTAATTGCTATTATGGGAAGTAGTAAGGAAGCAGGCATGGAAATGGAAAAGCTACGAAAAGTTGCAGAAAATCCAGGACTTGCCCTTCCCGAAGTTGTTAAAGCCTCTGCTTCTTTACAAAGTGTAGGGATGAATGCCGACGTAGCTCGCGAAACTATTACCCAGTTTGGCAATGCCGTAGCAAGGGCAGGAGGTGGCGCAGAAAAATTTGATGGAGTAGTATTAGCACTCTCACAGATAAGCGCGGTGGGCAAAGTTACACAGGAGGATCTTAATCAGATAAAAGAAAGGCTTCCAGAATTTGCGCGAGTAATGAAAGAGGAATTTGGCGTAGTGACTGCCGAAGGAATTAGAGAACTGGGAATAAGTAGCGAGGAATTTATTACAAGGTCAGTTGGTGCTTTAAGTAATTTAGAAAGAGCCAATGGTGGTTTAGCTAATACTTTTGATAATTTAAAAGACAATGTTAGTGCATCATTAGCAGAATTAGGTAAATCTATAAATGAAACATTAAATCTTGAAGTAGTTGCAGCTCAATTAAGTGCAACAATACAAGGTTTAGTTGAAAAATTTAAAAATCTTAGTCCAGAGACGCAAGGATTTATAGTGAAGGCTGGTTTATTTGCTGCTGCTGTTGGTCCTGTAATTTTAATTATTGGGCAATTAGCTACATCAATTTCAAGTATTATTGCATTAAGCAGAACATTACTTACAGCGTTTACTTTTTTAAGCGGTGGCACTGTTTTATTGGTCGCTGCAATAGGTTCTTTGATTGCATATTTTGCTACAACAGATGAAGGTCAAAAGGCTTTAACTAAAACAGGAGAATTATTATTAGGTTTATTTAATAGATTAAAAGAATCTTTTTCAGGGACAATAGAATTATTAGGAAAATTACAACCTTTATTTAATTTGCTATTATCAGTATTTGGTAAAATAGCTGTATTTACATTCGAGGTAGTGCTATCGCAAATTAATGCAGTATTATCAACTATTAATTTTTTATATGATGGTGTAGTAAAAGTATTAGAAGGTTTAAGACTTATAAATAAGCAGAAAGTCGAACCTAAAATTAATATGGGTTTTGGTGGAGGATCAGCAGGAAAACCAAGTGGAGCAGGAGGAAGCTGGGGAGATGATAAACCAACTACGGTAATTGAAACTCCGGAGATGGCAGCATTAAAAGCTAAGATTAAAGCATTAGAAGGTCAATTAGCATTTAAGGCAAAATCAACTGTTGTTACACCTAAAGCACCTATTGCACCTGTTACACCTGTTGATATGAAAGCACAAACAAGTGCACTGCCAGATATATCAAACCAAACAACTGGTATTACTAATTTACTGCCAACATTAGATTTATATAATACAAAATTAGTTAGTGCAGCAGCAAACAATCAAAGATTAAAAGAAACGAATGAAGATGTAAAAAATTCATTTATACCAGTGCAATCGCAAATGATGAGTGTTGGTAATATGATGACAAATGCTTTAATAAGTGCTGCAGATGCTTTTTCTACAATGGCAATGCAAGGAGAAACAGATATGAAGAAAATGGCAAGTGCCGCTTTGCAAGCTGCAAGGCAGATAGTATCTGGTTATATAAAAGAAGGTGTTGCTGGTATAGTTAAAAATATATTAGCAGGACCAACAGGCAAGGTGTTAGGACCTTTTGCTATTGCGGTGGCAGGTGCTGCTGGTGCTGGTGCTTCTGTATTATTTAATAGTTTATTAAACAAAGTGTCTGCGCCTAAACTTGCACAAGGCGGTCTTGCATACGGCCCAACCATGGCAACGGTGGGAGACAATCGAAACGCTCGTGTTGACCCAGAAGTTATTGCACCTTTATCGAAGCTAAAATCAATGATGGGAGACATGGGAATAGGTGGCACATTGGAGACAAGGATAAGCGGCAATGATTTGATTATATTGTTAAACAGGTCACAGAAAGGTCTTAACAGAGTACAATAATGGCAGCAAGGTTTCAAACAACGATATATAACGAGAAAGGCAGGAAAATAGTAGTTGCTATTAAAGACAAGGTCTTTTCCGGTATGACTTATGATTTTGATACCATTGGTTTGCAGCTGCAATATGACAGTGAAAGTCAGCAAGGGCAAGAGAGATTTACACCTATTATTGGCTCACGTTGTTCACTGTCTTTACTAATAAATAATGATGATCTCCAAACCTTGCTTCTTGACATTGGCTTGGCAGTTGAAGGAAGGTTTACAATGGAATTGACAGCTTACGAGGATGATAACACTACAGTATCCTTTAAATGGTATGGTTACATAGTTACAGATTTAGTAGAGTTTGAAGATATACCATTGGTTATAGGTTATCAGGCTCAAATATCTGCAATAGATGGCTTAGGGTGGTTAAAAACATTAGATTATAGAAGCGCGGTTGGGCCTTACATTGGACAGGACACAGTTGTTCAGCATATTTTAAACTGTCTTAATCAGTTAGATTTTGTACAGGAAAATCTTGTGGCAAATAGTCTGCCTGTTTTACATACGATTTTTAACTGGCATGAGAATACAACTACCTACAATGCTGCCTCTGATTATTCTTTATTGACAGTTATTCAGCATCGAGCATTTTACCACAAAGACACTAAAAGCAACTATGTGTACCAAAGTTGCTACGATGTTTTAAAGAAGATTTGTCAAACGTTTGGAGCGAGATTATTATTTAGTGGGAATCAGTATTGGTTTATTCAAGTCAATGAATATTCAAGAACGCCATCGACTAAAAGATACTTTAAATATACTGCTTTTGGTGTACAAGTAGCTGGTACATTTACAGCAGATTTAACGCTATCTAATATTCAAACTAATCTTCTAGGAAGTGATTTAATGAGATTGAGCGGTGGTAAATGGACTTACTATCCTGCTTTAAAAAATGTAGTAATACGTTACAATCATTTTGCTAAACAGAATTTATTAGCAGGTGTAGAATATAACTACGCTACAAATGACACTCCAGTTATTACAACTACTCCGACGTTAGATGCATCTAATCCGGATGCTCGTTTATCATATACAGGAATACTTGGTTTTTATGCACAAACTTTAAATCCTGTTAATTTTCAGCCGTTTCAATTTGTATTTGCTGTTAAGGTAGCATCTATAATAAATAGCTTTCCTTTGCAAGGTTTTGAATCAGCCAACTGGACATTGGGCAGCGGCTGGATAATTGATAATAAAATATTAGAAGGAACTTTAATTGCTACAGAAGCATTTTATACTACATTTACGGTTACATCAGGAAGAAAATATTATGTAAAGATTAAGGTTGAAATAGAAAATAGTGGTAGCCTTAGATTGCGTTTAGGAGGAGTAACGAAAACAATTACAGAAAGTGGAGATTACGATTATGTCATTTTATCTACTAATACAGATACTTTAAAATTAGATAGTGTATCTACTCCAAAGTTTACCGGTAAAATAAAGTCATTACAAGTAAAGCAGGAAAATAAATATTTAAAAAGAGGTGTAACCTATACCAATGGTTTTAACTTTCAATTAGAAGCTGCAACCTGGGAGAATAGCTTTTACGAATATGAATTTAATACTGAAACTATAACGGCTGATGCTGCTTTTGTTGCTTATAAGACTATCACATTTGACACATTAGATATACCAGAAAGTGCGGAGTATGTTTGGGAGATGCGATTAAAGCAAATGAGAAACGAAGCAGGTAGCAGTATAATTTCAAACTTTGCCGTATCTTATTCACTAAGCAATAATTACCTTGAATTTCTCCCTACCGGTGCAGTGTCTGGGCAAAGTGATATCCTTGAATATGGATCGGATAACGACGATAAATCTTCCACTGTATTTAGTTTAGATACATACCTTGGTGACGGGCCAAGCAAAACAACGGATGGAGGATTGAAAGTATTAGAATCTGGTACATACGAAAATAGCAGCTCATGGGATGTAAGCAGCGGACAAGGCTTTAATAATGTTACACAGCTATTAGTAAATGAAGTGATACGCGGTCAGCTCACTCCAAAGCTACGCATGGTAGATATGCCTTTCCAAAATCTATCAGTTGATAATCCTTACCTTCCTCACAAGGTTATAGAATATTCATCCGGATATTACGTTTTTGAAAGAGGCAGTTTAGACCTTAAAACAGAGATTTGGCAAGGTGATTACTTTAAAATAGAATTAGATGCCTAACTATACTGAAAGAACTGTATTATCCAAACCTCGCGACTTTAACCAGGTGGCTAACAATGCTGGAAGTGGTGGAGTGGTAAATAACAATGTCACGGAAACGATAAACAATGTGACAGTTACAGGTTCTGCCATATCAATATTTAATCAAGAATTTCTTGCTACTTCCTCCAATGTTTTAACCTGGACACAGAACAATGGAACGCTGCCAGTGACTAACTTAAATGCTTCTGTTCATGTGTATCAGAATGGACAGAAATTAATAGATAGTCAATATACTATAACAGCACCTGCAACAATTACAATAGATTCTAATACGCATTATGATGGCAGTAATTATATTGTCTTTGCAATAAACATAGTATAATGGAAGAAATAAAGCCAAAGAAAGAAAGAAAGTTTTTAAAAGCCGTTGGGAATATTGCCAAAGTTTTAGCGAATGAATTAGTCATGGGAATAGCTAGAAAGTTTATAGGAAAAGCTATTGACAAAGTAGGCAACAAACGGCAAGGGCTTGTTATTGCTTTTGCATTGGTGACAGGAATAACCTATGCTTCTATTGATTCTATTCCCTATCCATTGACAGGTAATAAGCAGCGTTTAGGTTGGCAGACTTCCGGTAACGGGCTGGTTTATAGAGGTCGTTCAAACGATACAATAACAAAGCCTTCAAGTTATGTTGATAAGAATGTTAAGGCTTATTTATTGTTAGATTCTGTTCGCGGCACTATTTTTGTTTGGAGGCAAACATATTGGGATAGCATTTTAGTAGGTGGTGGCGGTGGTACTTTTGCACAGCCTATTGATAGCTTATTTTTTGATACAAGTGTTCCTACAAATAATGTAGAAACGGCAAAAATGCGATGGGATTCAGATTTGGCAACCGTTGTACTTGGATTAAATGACAATGTGCCAAATGAACTTGGATTCAAAAACTTTTGGCTTGTTAAGAATCAAACAGGCTCAAACATTACAAAAGGCAGTCTTGTATATGCCAATGGCACGGTGGGCGCAAGTGGGAGAATAACCGTTGCGAAATTCATTGCCAACGGCTCAATAGATGCAAAGTATTTATTAGGAATAACGGCACATGATTTAACCGATGGTGAAGATGGTTATGTTATTTCATTTGGCAAAATAAGACAGGTTAACACTGATACCTTTGCGGCTGGCGCGATCCTTTATCCTTCGCCAACAGTAGCAGGTGTTTGGACAGACGTTGAACCTATTGCGCCTAATATTGATATGCCTATTGGCTTTTGTATTAATTCATCGGCAAATAATGGAACAATAGCCATACGCGTAGCATCGGGCTATAAATTATCAGAGCTTCACGACGTTGCTATTTCATCACCAGTGGAAAAATCAAGTTTGTATTATTCAGGTGGATTATGGAGAGATACGACGGCAGCCTTTTTGGTGAGTGATACGGCTTCCATGTTAGCCAACTACGCCACAAAAGCATACGCAGATACAACGGGAAGATTATACGCAAGACAGGATTTTACAACGGGAGTAACGTCTTCAACTTTGACATGGACACAAAGTGACACTTTGATTCCTGGGGGAGTTAATGTTGTTCAAGTGTATCGCAACGGACAAATACTTTTGCCTTCGCAATATACAATACCAACGTCAACAAGCGTGGTTATTGCGGCTTCGTCATTCAAAGTAAATGATAATTACACGGTGATTTTTCCTCGTGGTGGCGGTGCAGGAAGTGGCGGAGGATCGGGAAGTTTAACATCAATTTCAGCAGGTACAGGAATAACAGTTAGCCCAAATCCAATAACAACTACTGGCACTGTTTCTGCTGATTTATCTGTATTAATGGAGTTGACAGATACAAGTTTATTGAATCTTACATCAAGATTTGCAAGTAAATTAAATACAACTGATACGGCTTCATTGTCAAATAGAATAGATTCTAAAGGCAATGGTACTGTAACAAGTGTAGGAAATGGCTACGGCTTACTTTCTACCCAATCACCTATAACTACATCTGGCGTTATTCGTGTTGATTCAAATACTGTATATAATTATGTTCGAGATAGCATTGTTAAAGTGAGAATAGGTAATGACACTATAAAAATTCTTAAGCAAGAATATAATAATGTTACAACAGATACATTAACTTGGACAACTACAAATAAATTTCCTATACAATTAAGGGCATTTATATTACTTTTTAGAAATGGGCAACTACTTATAAATGACCAATATTCTGTTATTGATACAAATAAAATTAAAGTAGCAGCTACATCTTATAAAATAGGTGAAAACTATACTTTAGTCACAGTATCTGGCATTGGTTCTGCAGGTGTTTCACAAACAGGAAATCCTGTTTATCCAGAGGCAGGCATAGCATTAAGCACCGGCACAACATGGACAACAAGTATTCCAAATAATTCAAGTAATTGGAACACAGCATTCACCGATAGGTTAAAATGGGATGGCGGTTCTACGGGACTTACTCCATCTACAGGTCGAACAAGTTTAGGAGGTACAACTATAGGCCAATCAATGTTCACCTTAACTAATCCATCTGCTATTAGTTTCCCTCGATTTAATGCGGATAATACAGTGACTTCAAGAAGTGCTGCTAATTTTAGAACAGACATAGGCGCAGGTACAGTGACAAACGTAAATGTAGCAGCTGGTACTCCAATGTCAATTACAAATAATACTACTACTCCAGAAATAAGCATGGCAGCAGCAACTGGAAGTGTAAATGGTTATTTGACTTCTACAGATTGGACTACTTTTAATGGAAAGCAAGATGCTTTAGGATTTACACCTGCTAATAGTACAATAACTATAAATACCACATCTCCATTACAGGGAGGTGGAAATTTAAGCGCAAATAGAACATTATCAATATTATCTGCTTCTGATGTTCAATCAGGAATTGTAAATACAACAGCACAATTATTTAGTGGTAATAAAGTTTTTAAACACAGATTAACAGCAGATTCTTTATTTTATTTAAATAATACAAGTCCAATTCCCACAGCTATTCTTGGAATAGATTTAACTGGAGGTGTTAATTCTGTTGGTAAATTTACTTTAGGTAATGGATTATCTATTACTTCATCTACATTACTTGCAG